TGGCCATCTATAATATGTTGAAGCGCTAACGTCTTCTCCGTCTATAGGAACACCAGCGCTACCAATAGTTCTTTCTGTATAAACTAAAAAATTATTTTCTGTAATTTTTCTTTTTATAACAAAGTTTCTAATCGCTTGAGCTGTTACAACTATTGTAAAAGATGCTTTTAAACCAGACTTTTGTCCTTGTATAGTTTCTTCATGATTAGTTACTGATAAAGACTGAAAGGGTGTTGGATTATTTGGTGATATAGCTGTTAATGTTAAAGTTTTATCCGCGTGTTGATATATTTTTTTTAACAACACTGCGGAGCTAGAACCTGAAGAAGAGTTAAAATCTATAGTATTGTCAGGAAATCTAACTTCTATATAATCTGCATGCTTAGTGTTATCTTTTATACTAGATATTAAATGAAAAGTATAACTATCTGTATTAGTATCTGGAAGAGCAGGAAATTGAATAGAGCCAGAGTAAACACCACTACTACTAATAACACCTTCTAAAGAGCTTTGAGCAGTACCAAACGTATTAGTATCAAAATTATAATATTTATCGTGATTGTTTAAAATAAATAAAGTAAAAACAGCATCTCTATCACCTACGATTAAAAAAGATCTTTGTTCTCCAGTTGATATAATATCATTAGTATCTATTTTAAAATTTCTTATAATCCTGCTTGATCTATTTTGTATTTTTTCACCATATAGTTTTTCGTGTTCAGCATCTGACATTAAACTGCCATCTGGCATGTAATGAAAGCCAGGAGGCGCTGGTGGTCTATTCACACTTGTTGTAGTTCTAGGAGAATAAGATGTACTTGATGAACTTCCGTATCCGTTTGACATTCTATGATTGATTTAAGTTGTTATTATTTATTCTTAGTTGAGAAACACTTACTACATCTATACCTTGGTATGTAAAATCTTTTTCTTCTATAACATCAGATTCAATACCTTTAATATAATTAAACCATTTGTTTTCTTTTTCTATAAACTCTACATTTTGCCCAACTTGCAAGTTAGTATTTATATCTTGTAAAAACCAACCTTGTTTACTTTGTAAATTAAAATATTGATTATCATCTAAATCTTGAGTTATTTTAGCTTGTGAACCTTCGTAAGATAAAGTTTTAAAACTTTTTATAGCATCAGGCATTTCATTTAACAAAACTTGCACGCTGGAAGGATGTTGTCTACCGTAAAAAGTATTAAACCCGTTATTTTCATAGTGATGTTCAAATATTTTGCCATCTTTAAAAGTATAATAATTACTAGCCATACTAACTCCACTTTCTATTTCAGTAAAAGATTTAAAACTAACCCAACCCTTCATATCTTCTCTAAAAGAAACTACATATTCTGGTAAAGTAGTATCTTCAGGTGTTTTTATAGCTATATTGTATTCATCTTTTTTATCATCATAACTACCAATAAGTTTTTCACCTAGTTTTAAATTATCTCTAAACCAGTCTTTCATGCCATGATCAGATATTGGAGTCAAACCATCTCTAGATAATCTCATAACCGCGCCTCTTTGTTTGTCTGTAAAATAAGCTCTATATGATTCAGAAGCAAATGATTCTGGATTCTTAGATATACCATATTCACCGGCATAAGGTATTGTTTGCCCAAGTACATTTACATTAGCTGTTAATTGAGGATTACCATCTGCGTTAAATATAGCGTCTTTATTGGCTAGTATTTTTAATACTCTATCTTCACACAAAGTAATTAAATCACCATCTGCAGTTGATCTTGAATGTAGCTTTTGAATACTACCGTATATTGGATTTATTTCTTTTGTTATTTTTTCAGCAGATATAAATTGATTTAACTCATTTAAAGAAGTAACATCGTTATATATGCCAGAAAATATTAATCCATATCTTCTATTTTCTTTTTCTATTTTTTCATCTAAAGTAGAAGATGCTCTTACACCGTTAGATATAAAAGGTAAATTAAAGTTATCTCTAATCCTGTCAGATTCAACACCGTTACCAAAAGAATAACAGTTGTGCCAGTTTAAAGTATGATAATGTTGCCAAGTAAACGCGTCTATAGTTAACTCGTTGTTACTTATAGATTCAACACGAGTTGAAAAAATACTACCATCTGGCTTTTTTATATGCACATAATCATTGTTGCCTATTGATATTGGTGTTGGGATACTTTGCGATAGTATTAAAACATTTTCTTGAATATCTACTACTTCTGTGTTTGAAGGTATTGTAAAACCAGTTACACTTGGGCCAGCTTGTATTGTACAGTTTAAAAAAGTACCTATGTTTAAACTAGAAGAACCTGTAGTTTCGTCTATTAATGGTAAAAATCCAGAGTCTGTATCTTCGGTTAGCTCAATAGGTATTAAATCACTTGCTTCATAATAAACATCTAGTTCTGGAGTATCTTTTGGCTCCGTTTCCCATATGGCTGGATTTTCAGGTAAAACTTCGTTGTCATAAGAAGGTTCAATAAATTCCATAGTATATCCAACCGCATACAATAAATTTGTTGTTGCTGCTGCAACGTTAGCAAGCGAAACTCCCGACAAAGTAGTATTTGTAAAAGGGCCTAAACCAGTTGTGCTTTTTTGCAAACTAATTCTTGCAGCAGAATTTGGACTATAACCATTCATAGTTGCTTGTGCAAAAATAACATCAGTGTCTGGATCAATAGTTATAGTATGTGCAATATCTAAAGCTTCAACATAACCTGTTAAATATATTCTTCTACAAAAAACAGAATTATAAACAAAAGGATCACTAACATCTCTAACAACTAAATAAGGATCTGTTGTTGAATTAGCAAGTAGTCCCACAGAATTACCGGCAGCGTTTGTAAAGTTAGTAATTATAAAGCCAGGTATAACTCTACATGGGTTACCGTTTTGATCTGTTGCGTTTTCAAAAGAATCATTAGTAACAACAATATAATGTTCATCTATACCAGTACAAGCTCCCGTGGTTGTATGATCTCCGTTGTTTTGTCCTATTTCATCGTGGTTTCCATACGGATGTTCTGAGTTAGGTGAAATAGCTGTTCTTAAAGTTGTTTTTATACCGTTACCAGTTATAGGTCCTATGCCTGATTGATTACCACTATCAACAGGTATCCAATCTAATCCATTAGAAGAAACGTTATCATGCTCTTGTATCCAAGCCCATCGTTTATTAAAGTTAACAGAAAGCTGCGTAGCACCAAATCTTTCATTAGATATATTATCACCTCTTAATATATTTCCAGCGCTAGAAGTACCACCGCTAGATCTATATCTTATTAAGTTTGACTCATTAACTTGTTGGTTAAGGTTGTATTGAGTTTTCTTTGGATCTTCAGCCCACCTCCAAGTATTACCAGGGTTAAGTCTATCTGTAAAATTAGTTGTTGATGGATCTTGATAATTTACATTACCCGTACCAATAGCAAAAAAATTAGAACTTACTAAACCATTAACTGGATCTAATGTTGTGTCTAATATACCTTGATTATTACTTTGGTCAAGTGCTGCCGCAGACCAAGCGTCGTTGTTTTTAATAGCGTCATTTAATATAGGACCTAATGTTAATCTAAAATGATGCCAAGTAGTATTACCACCACTAGCAGCTCCTCCATCTATAGGCGGCGGCACTGTATTACCATCATCCATTGTGCTACCAATATTTGTAAATTGACTTGAATTAGAAGATGGATAATTATTCCATATTATCGAGTTTGCCGTGTTTGTTACTTTATCTACATGTTTGTACATATCTAAAAACCAAACCTCATCTTTTTTGGCAAACTGATCTGCTTGTTTATTACTTTGAAAATAATCTAAAGCACTAGCATCATCATAAGAATCATAATAAACATTTGTACCACCTACACTGTTTTTCCAACCAGTATAATTATACCACTCTGCAAACCAAGGCGCTGGATTACTAGTGGTAAAGTTTGTGTTGTTGTTTCCAGGAGAATTAAACCTATATTTAGAAGTACTCAAGTTTAAAGTCCCAGATGAAAGTGTATCAGGCATTTCTTTATTACCATAATCATATCTTCTAAAATAACAAGCAAATCTACCAAAGGCTGTGCTGTAAGCGGATTCAGAACTTTCGTCACCGTGACCTGTTGGTTTTGGTCCGTGTGTTTTGTCGTGATTAGATCTCATGGAGTATATAGTCTTAGAAGCTACTCTTCTCCACTCCTCGCTTTGCGCAGTGCTTTGTGATATGTAATTTTTAAATGTATCGTCAATATATATTTTAACAAAAAACTTACCATCAAATATAGGTAAATTTTCAACTTTATATTTAAAAATATTTATATTAACATTGTCTTGTATTTCGTTTGAAAAAGCACCAGAAGGATCATCTGTTGCAAAATTTACGTCGTCTTCTAAAAACTTATCTGTTTTAATAAAATATTTAGGATCAGTAACATTTGTCCCATCAAACGCGTTAGTAGTTATAGATGCTATTCTATATCTATTGCTTTCAACGGTAGAACCTTGTAGCGACAAAGAAAAGTATAACTCACCATCATCTATTTCATGTAACCTACTACCAGAAGAAAGATTAAAGAAATTATAATTCATTTCAAAAGTATCTGTACCTGAAACAGGTGCGTTATTGGTAGTGTTTGGTAAAAATACAGAGTTTGCGGTGTTTGTATGTTTTGCTTTGATTAACTTTGTTACTTTTGTTTTCACAAAATCAGGAGCACTATCTTCTATTGCTAAAACTTTATACCTTGATTTAGTAGCTACAGGATCGTTAGTTTCAGCTGCTTTCTTTAAAACTAAAAAAGTATCTATATCAATTTTATTTCTGTCAGAAGAAGGAAATGATAACCAAATATTACCATCTTCAGCATCATACCAACGGTCCATTGCTAAATTATAGTATTCTCCGGAAGTTTGTTTTATATAAAATTTATAGTATTTTTGATTTCTAGGTGGATCAGATTGAAAACCTACTCTTAACCTATTGTTTTCAGCAGCTCTTGAGTAGTCAACTTCAAAAGTTCCAGAAGGGTTTGATATAACAGGGGTTTCTCTACCATACTCGTCTATAAAAACAACGCCAAGCTGATACTCTCTTAAAGATTTTATAGATTTTATAGCATCTGTTTGATAGTTGTCCCAACTTAAAAAAGAACTACTATCAAGTATTTGCCACTTAAAACTTGGTGAATAAGGATTACCAGCTAAATCAAACACATCCCATCCTTGCGTGTAATTACCATAAACAATTCTATTTCCAGTAACTTCTTGTGCTAAAGCTGTTTTAGGCACGTTGTCCCAAGATCTTAAAAGTTGATTTGATGGAATTGTAGCTTTTATGGTTTCGTGTGTTATAGTATATAAATCCGCATCCCAGTAATCATCAACAGAATCTTTTTGTATTGTGTCTACAACATATACGTTTGGTGAGGCATCTTCTTTGTATAATATATCTATTTCAACAACATCTAAAGGAGTGTCATTTAATCTAAAATTAACCACGTCGATTTGAGTTATTCTATTTGTCATACCTAAGTTATAACCTTTTTTAGGATGATAATCAAAAGTACCAGGTAAAAAAGCTACTTGCGTAAAAGGTGAATAAGTAGAATACTCTCCGTCACTATATTTATATCTAGTAGCAAACCTAGGAAACTTAAACTCAAATAATTTTTCGTATGTATCAAATAAGTCAATAGCATACTTTCTATATCCTAAGTTAGGATCAGCGCCAGGTGGAAACCCGTCTATGTTTGTTATTTCTATTTCAACAATTATTGGGTTACCAGTAGAAGCTGTAAATCCAGTTGGCGCACCTATTATCTCACCTTTAATTCTATAATCAGTTATAGGTATTGGTGGTGGCTCTGGTGTTGTACTTGAAAGCTCCTCATACTCTTTTAAAACAACTTTTTTACCAACAGCCCATTCAATAAGCTCAAAACCACCAGTTGTTAAATCATTACCATATACGTCTTCTTGTATTCTTAGTTCTACAGTATCGCCTATATTTACACCTGAAAAATCATAAGGATCAGTATTAAAACTACTACTAGTGTCAAGTATATCGTCATTATTGTTGGGATTTGGAGAAGCGTCTAAACCTACTGTTACTACACCTGTATACACTTGTGGTAAAGGATTGTTTACGCCGCTGTAATCTCTACCTGTTTTTAAATTTAAAACTGGTGCTTTACTAGGTGGTTTTCTAATAACTGTAACGTGTTTTTCTTCTAATGGTATATTATTATTAATAGTAATATTAGTTCTTTCATTTATTAGCCTAGTAAAACCATAAGATGAGCCACCTATAGAAGGTGTTCCTTGTTTACATCTAGTTATATTTATTTTTTTAGGTTCATTATAATTATCAGTCCAGAATAACATATCGTCAATAATATTTATTCCAGTTATAATGTTGTTTGATTGAAAATTTAAAGGAAGTTTGTACGCGTCAACACTAAATGAAAATTCAAAAGCTAAAATTGAACCAGCAGTAATTTCTGCCAGTAAAGTATCAGGCATATTGCTTAATTGAATTCCGTTTTGAATATTACCAACAACATAAGGCGGGTTTAAACTAACAAGACCACCAATAGGAGAAACACCTACTGGAGGTGTATAATTAAAACCAGAAGAAAAATCAAGAGTATTTGTTACAACAGGTGCTGTTCCTGAGGACCAAGTATTTTGTAAAACATATACTGTTGTTAAGTTCATACCTGCTAATACAGAATCTTGTTGTCCAGCAAAAAATATTGGATGAGTTATTAATGCTGGCCCTTGCTGGGTCATAACAGATACTTGAAAATAATTTTGCAAAGGCAATATAACTTTTGAAGCTTCTACTACAACAGGTCTCACCTGTGGAGAACCATCTGATTTATATTCCATTATAGAAGAACCTTCAGTTAACATATCAAAATATGGCATATTATTAGAACCACTGCCTGAAGTAAAATCATAATTCATTACAGCATTTGATATGTCTGCTACATTACCCGCTGTTAAAAACCAATAAACAGCATTGTTTTTTTCGTCAGCAATACTACCTACGCAAGATTTATCATCACCTAAAAATTGATCTTGAAAATAACCACTTATTTTACGGTTGCTAAAAATATTTTGTACTGTACCAACGTCTGAGTTATCTGAGGTCGATACTTGTATGTTTTCAGCATGTCTATACTGTCCGTTTGGAACAAGTCTTTCGTCAAGATCTTTGTTCATTTTACCACCGGTAAAATTATGCTTTATTTCTGGCATATACTAGTGTTTTATTTGTTTTGATTTACCTCTTAAAATTTGAGTTATTTCCTCTAGTTTAATATTTGATAGTCTTAGTTTTGCTTTTCTAGTTTCAGCAAACTTTTCTTTTTTAAATCTTTGAACAATATACTCAGGTACGTTTGATCGAGTTGATATTATTGCATATGCTATACATTTATACATAGCCTCTTCCGCTAATTTATGAACTTGCATTTCTTCATCTGTACCTACACTATCACTTATATAATCTAATACTATAGTCTCACCACTTAAATTAGAGCTAAAATGTATTTTGCCACTATTGCAGTCTATATAAAAAGAACCGTTAATTTGAGAGTGCTGAGGATCTAAACCATATCTATTACCTCTCATTTTCCAATGAAGATCATCTTCGTAATCTTGATTAATGTTTTCTGTAGGTGTTAAATTTTTATAGTTTTTCCAAGTTGTAGATTCTGAGTTTAACGGTGCATCTTCTGATTCCACTAAAACTATATCTGACACACTACCAGTAAAAGGATCAGCAGTAGTAACTTGAAACCAAAATCTATTAGCATATACGGTGCCAGAAGTTGCAAGCATAGTAAGTGTTTCGGTATATGTGCCATTTTGAGATCTTGGTTGGAAATCAATACTATTACCAAACGCGTCGTGTAATTGGGGTTGTATTTTTGGCTCTACTGATAACGCTGGGTCTGTATAAGGAACATTACTTATAGTATAAGTTAAAGTATAAGATTTACCAACCTCAGCTACAGGAGTAACATTATCCCAGTTTAGCTTTTCATATTGAGCTGCTGCTGTAAAATCTACTTGATTATTATCTGCATCTTTTGCTATTCCAGTGCCATAACTAATATTTGTTTCATCTGTATCAAGCCCTTGATTAAATCCGTTGATAATAGGAGAATAAATGCTATTTGTAGTATCTTGAACTATAGAAGAAGGGTTTGATGTTTTGCTAGTAGGATATAAAGGATGTTTAATACCAGAGCTATCTGTCCAGCTTATTTTTGTATAATTAACATAATCATGAGGTAATACCATTTGCAAACTAGGGGGTAATAATATTTCTTGAGACTTACAAGATTTAAATGTATCAAAAGATAATTCTTGCAAAGCTCTTTGAGCAAAAAATGATATATCAGCTCTTTTTATTTTCGATATTAGTTTGCTTTCTCCAACATAAGCAATTTGAAACTGAGTTATAATATCGTCTAGTGACGTAAATTGATAACTACCGTGGTTATTACCTTGATAGTATGACTGCTGAGTAGTGTTATCTAATAATCCCATTTATTTATTGTTTTTCTTGTTGAATTTGTACTGCTTCCATACCTTGGCCAGCTCTCATTATATCTTCTCTTGTCATTGATATTCCAGCTAATTTTAATATTTTATAAACTAATTCAGCTTCTTCAGAAGGATGTAACTCAAAATCTGTTGAATCACCAGGAAACCAAAGTGCTGTGTTACTATTTTGAGATATTATATACCCCCATTTAGGTTGTGATGGCTTTTTGATATAACTTATTTTAACAGCATTGTTTGTATCTGTTGGAGCTGGAATTATTTTTATTCTATCAAAACCAGATGCATCGTGTATATAAACTGGTCTTTTAACGCTTTCTTTGGCTAGAGGGCTGTTAGTGTACTTTCTATATTCTTTGGCTGTAACTTCTTCAACAACTTTAAAACCCTCATTGTTCTTGTAGTCAACCATAACCTCCAATACTCTATATAAAGGAAATTGTGCTAAATTTATATCACCATCATTGTTTAAAACAATAGTGTTTGGAGTGTTTGTCCATATTTCAAAAGCACTTATTTTGCTTTCTATTATATCTTTCATGTCAGAATGACCCATGGAGTTTCCAGGTATTCTATTAAATTGGTTTAGATCATAAAAATATTGTTCAAATATTTCTTTTTGTGCATGATCGGCAAATAAGTTAAACTCCTGTGGAGTTATATAACCTCTTTGTTCTTTGTTAGCTATAGCTAAAACTTTTTGATAAACATCATCTATACTTACTGCCATAATATTTTTTTATTTTTTATAAGGAAATAGTTTGTTTAGTTTTTGTTTTCTTTTACCACATCCACAATCTTTTTTACCAATTGCTTTTGCGGTGTTTTTTATCAAACTATGCATTCCAGTTGCTTTTGTAAATTTTTCTATAGAGTCGCCTAATCCTTTTGATTTTTTACTTTCCATTTAATTTTATTTTAGTAGTTACGATCGCCCCGTAGGGCGACCGCTCTACAGTTTAATTAACTATTTAACCTTTTTTCTATATTTGAATATATTTCCATACCCTCGTCGGTTTTAAACCAAGCGGCTAAAGCCGAGTAAGGATGTTCGTCAAAAGGAACGTTTAATAATTTTCTACCATTACTACCCCAAGTAAAAGTTCTTTGATCTTGAGATAGTTTTAAAACACCCATTTCAGTTGCCCTAATACCAAAGTTTCTCAATAATACATTTTCATCATTAACTAAGTCTAAGAACAACGCAGGATTTCTTTTTGCATATAGTAACAAATCTCTTTTAAGTTCCTTAGAACTCATCTCTGATACCTTAGAACCTAACTCTACGCGCATAACCGCTTCTGCCACGTCTATATCTATAGACTGAGCAGCGTTTAATGCTTCTATTTCTAATTCTAAAATATCTATTTCGCTAGCAGCTTCCATTTGATAATCTTTTTCATCAAATCTTCTACCTTTGTCTGGGTGGTAAAGTGACAATATTTTCTGCAAAATCACTTTGTTTTTAGGAACAAATAAAGTACCATTTCTAAATATAACATGTTCTAGTCTTTGATCTCCTACCATTTCATCTACAAAGGGAGTTCTTTGATTAGAAGTAATTTTTATTTCTCTTTCGTATCCTTTTTCTTCATCAAACCAGTATATGTTTGAAGATTTAATACTGTAACTTAAAGGACTTAGATTACCTCTTAGATAATACTGCCTATCTTTTATTTCCCAAGTATCTTTTACTGGGGTTGGTAAAGGTTTTTCTTTAACAACTGGTGGAGCTTCCACTACCACCTCTTCTTTTTTTATTTCTTTTTTGTTTGTCATAATATAATATATAATAAAATTAATAAAAATAAAAGGCCGAGGCCAAAGCCCCGGTCTTTTAATATAATAATGCTTAGTTCATTAACATGAAGTTATTAGCACCTTGTACTACCAAACATCTTTCAGATAAGTAATGTACATTCATAGAGTCTATGTCAGTTGTAACGTTTCCACCAACCGAACCAGTAATCCATGTTTTCATTCTTCTGCTTTCTGTTTGACCTTCTCTGTATCTAACGTGTAAGAAAGGACGTTTAAGGTTCTTTCCTAGTTGTTGATCATAAACTGAAGATACACCTGCTGGTATAATAACACCTCTAATAGCACTAGAAGATTCAACTGCACCACCTCTTGTAGCTTTGTCGTTTAAGTATTTCCAGTCAGATTTGTAGAAGTCATAAGAACCTCTTCTGAAACCAGAGAAACCTAAATTAAGCGCCATATCTTCAGAGTTGTCAAATACTCCATAAGAAGTACCACCAGCTCCGTAAGAGTTCATTGAAGCTAACATATCGTCCATAGCTAGAGACGTAGCTCTGTTTACAAACATCATGTTTTCTTCAATAGCACCTTGTTTATCAAACTCAGCTAAGATAGCATCAAATTCAGCTAAATCAGTAGCAGCATTAACACCAGTAACACCTGAAGTCATATTACCTCTATCTTCGATAGCAGCAAATAAACCTTCAGTACCTGGATCAGTGTTAGCTATAACACCAGAACCACCATCATATACTGAATCATCGTGAATAGTAGAAGCTGCTAAAGCTTTAACAGATTCAACCATTGACATTTCAATATAGTCAGTAAAACGAGTTCTAGTATCACCTTCTGCTTTTAGATACCATAAGTAACCAGCTTGACCATCTTCACCAGAAATTTCAACCCAACCAATTTGAGAAGTATCAGATCCGTTGATTTGATAAAAATCTTTTAATATAATTGGTTTGTTAGTGAAACTCTTGTGAACAGGTTCGTTAGACGAAGTTTGTCCAGCTGTACCTTTTGCAAATTCAGATCCATATACCATAACAGTACAAGAACCATCAGTAAGAGAACCAGCTGCAGCATCAGACATAAGAGCTGCTTTGTAAGGTAAAGCTACAATAGTAGCAGCACCAGCTGTTCTAGTTTTAACGTAACACTGTGTAGTTGCTCCATCACGAGAGCTAGATACTAATATAGTATCACCAACTCTAATACCGTGACCAGAGCCTCCAGTATTACCATCTAAATCAGTACCGATAGTAATTTGATTTGCAGATACATCTAGTGTACCATTGTAACTTAAGTGTAATCTTCCTTGTTCCGACCAGATTACTTGGTCTGATGTCATACCTTCTTCTGCTCCAACTTGTGATAAGAAACCAGAAATAGTTCTATTACCGAACACCTCAGCTTCTTTCTCCATTAAATCAGGTAGGTATTGTTGTGCCCAACCATTACCAGATGCTGTAAAGTCAATATAGTTATTAACTAATGTCATCTGCGTAGAAGTTGCAACACTGTTTAAATTATCTCCTGCAGTAATTGCCATTTTTTTTAATTTTTAATTGTTATTTATTTTCTGTTTTTAATTTTAAACTTAAAATCATTAGCATTATCGCCTAACACCTTGAACTTTAGTCCACTGTTTTTAATTTCACCATGAGCTTGTCTTGGATTCATATCAACGTTTTTAGACTTAGCAATACTATCTTTCATAGCATCAGCTTTTCCTTGTTCATAAAAATGTTTAGCAACAGCGTCTGGATTCATAGCTGTATAAAGAGATTTATGATAACCCATAGCGTCTTTTAAAGCCATTTTTTTATCTAAAAACTTTTTAGTAAAATTGTTTAAATCACTTTGAGTTGCTTTAACCTCTTCAGCGTTTTTTACATTAAATCTATATTTTTTATCACCAACATTATATTCAAAACCTTTGAACTTGTCGTCAAAAACCTTATCGGTTTTTTGTGTAAAAATATCAGAATTTAATTTAGCCGCTTGTTTAGTTGCTGCTGATTCTTTGTTATATCTATTGAAAAAATCTACAGCTTTTTGTTGTTCTTTAGTCAACTTTGACCCAGCTTGAATTTCTCTATAGTATTTGGACTTTTGCCCGTCCAGATGGGCTCTAGCGTTGGCAACTTGCTCTTTTAACGCTAGTTTTTTTCTTTTTATATCTGTTTCTTCATCTATCTCTTCGTCATAAGAAAAAGAATCGTCTATAAGAAACTTAATTTCCTCATTGTTTAAATGAGGTTTAGTCTGTTTGTAATATTCATTTAAAACCGTAGTATCATCTACTTTGCTATAATCTTTATTTAATTTAACATAGTCGTTTATATCGCCGCCAGTTGTTTCCATAAAATCCACTAACTTTTGAATGTTTTTTGGTAGTGGTTCACCAGTGTTTTTAGCTTCAACAATAGCTTCTTCAACTTTTTCTTCTATTTCAGAAACTTCTTCTTTAGCGTCATCAGTAATTTCTTCTAACACTGGAGTTTCTTGTGTAGCGTCAGCATCTTTAGATTCTGCAACTACCTCTTCTTCTTTAGTGCTATCTTCTTTAACTTTATTTTCTTCTGGTTTTTTACTTAAATCAACCTTGGTAATGTTGTCTTTTTGTTCTTCTGGTTTTTTACTAAGATCAACTTTTACGATATCTTGTTCTTTTGTTTTGTTTTTCTTTATTTTAGTTTTTTTAACTTTATCTTTTTCTGCGGTATTATCTACCTTAGGTTCTTCTTGTTTGTTTTCTTTTTCTTCCATAATATAATATAATAATAATTAATAAATTTATTGAGGATCAAATTGTCCTAAACCAAAGCCACCTCCTAATAAGTCATTACCTTCAGATTCAAAATCCATCATAGATTGACCTTGGTTTTGGCCACTAAAATTTTTAGGTGGTTTGTTGTTGTTTCTTTGATCAATCAACTCAGATTGTTGTGATGCTTGAATTCTAGTTCTTTCATCTTTTCTATCTTCTTTTTCTTTTTCTTTTTCTTTTTGTCCTTCAACTTCTATACCTTTTAATTGCATGTTATAATTAAATTCTAACTCCATTAACTCTTTTTTATGCATAACTTCTTGTTGCATTTTTTGAGTTTCTAACTGAGCTTTTACTTGTTCTAACTGTGCCTGGTTTTGAGTTATTGTTTGGTTTTTTTGAGCTTCAGCTTGAGCAGCCGCTTGTGCTGATTGTTGGTTTAATTGAGCTTGTTGTTGCATGTTTTGCATTTGCATTGCTTGATCTCTATCTAACTTCTTTTTTCTACGTATTTTTAGAAGTTGGTTGGCTAGTTTTATGTTTTTAATTTCTCTAATATCAATTGCGTCGGCTAATTCTATAATTTGCTGTTGCAGTGCCATTTGAATATTATTTTCTAACATCATTTTTTCTTCTTCATCTGGCTGTAATTCTATAAAAATACCAAAATCATATAAATGAAGTTCTTTTAACTCTTCAAGCACAGCAGAGTTGTGTACTCCTATTGATTGTATAAAAGCTTCTCTTGTTGGTGAGTACTCTAATATATCAGATATTCTTAGCGACAAGCACTCTGCGGTTTCAGCAGTTAAATATAAACCAGCTTGTAATATGTGTCTAGTAGCAGTGTTACTGTTAGCAGCAGCAAGTTTTTGTACACCTACTAAAGCATTTTTATCTGGCATACTACCGTCTCTAGCTTCGTTTAACCCAGTTACATCTCTAATCATTTGCATATAGTAATTATAATTACCTATAAGTGCTTGCATTTTATTACCACCAGCTCCACTTGTTATTTCCTGAATAGGAACTTTACCAGGGTTCATATCTCCTTCTTGTGTAAAAGATCTACCAATAACGGAACCTGTTTGAAAAAACATGTTTAAAGCTTCTTGTGGATTGTAGTTTGTTCCGTTGCCTAAATCTATTTCAGCTAAACCATCTGCGTCTAAATAAACACCATCAGGAACCATACGAGATAACACTTGTTGTAATTTTAAATGTGTCAACTGTATCATATCAGCAAAACCTGTTATTTTTCTAACTAAAGAGTCAATTTTACCATTGTACATTCTTGGAGCGCAAATAGCATAGTTCATTTTAACTTTTGTAAAATTACTTTTAGGGCGCATCATGTTTTTTGCCATTTCCCATTTAAGTAATTTGTTTGTGCCAAGTATCATTGCTCCATCATAAAGTACTTCTATTGATCTTAGCATTTTACTATAACCACCTTGCATATCATCTGGTGGATTAAAAGAATCATCTTTTTGTATTATTTTTTCTGCACCTGTATTAGTTTCTTTAACTTTATAAACTTCGTTCATGTAAGTTTTATAATTAAAGTATAAAACTTGTATTGTGTTGTTGTCTTCTTTTTCGTAGTTATGTCTAGAATTATAATTAGATTTAATTGTAGATTTATTATTCATTATTTCTTCAAGATCACTTTCTGACAAGTATGGAAACTGTTTTGCTAACTCGTTTACCGGTATTGTTTTAACTTCGCCCACGTAGTATATATCTTCAAAGTACGGTGATTCTGTATAAGAATAAACTAAATTAGCTGGATCTACATAGTCAATAACAACACCTTCAGAAGTGTTAAAAGAAGTTTTAACTGCACCAATACCTAAAACGGTAAGATCGTAATAAAATTGTTTTTTAATTAATTCATATTTACTTCCTTCCATCAAAACGTTCAATGCTTGTTCTTCTGCTAGTTCGGCTGACTGCTTGTATGTTATCTGCATATGAAGAGCTAATTCTTCGTCTGTTTCTGGTAACTCTTGTACATTGCTACTTCTAACATTTAAATTTATGTCTTGTTGAACCATTGCGTTAAACTCTTTTAACCTCATGTCCTTTAACACTTCGTCCATATACTTTGTTCTTTTAGAAACTCCAAATGGATCTTGTGAATAAGCTTTTATATCATATGTTCTTTCAGCTATTCCGTTAACAACAATATCTACAAATTTAGATATAATTGGTACTGGTTTCCAGTCTAAATTTAAATAGGACAAATCACCATTTATTGACAACTCATCCTTATATTTTTGAATAGATTGTTCGCCTCTAGCATACAATCTTAAATTATGAAAATCACTATGATTAGTTCTATATCTATTAATATTTCTATCATCATTAAACCACTCCTGCTCTATTGCTTTACCAACCTTTAAACCATAGTCGTAGCTTAGCTTCTCAGCGTCACTAACAGTTTGACTAGGAAAATAGTTTTTGCTAGAATACCCCATATTTATTGCTTAATTATTCTTGAATTAGTTCCAGTATTAGTATACTTGGATATATTTATATTTAGTTTAGGTTTTTCAATTTTAGCATTTGGCGCATATAAATGCCTATTATTTGCCATAATTGCTAAACCACTACTTATTGTCGCGTCAAATTTTGTTCTTTTTGTAATATCAAATCTACTCCAATCATTTAATAATTCATTAAAATATAAATTACCAAACGTTCCATCTTGCTTTATACCGACATGATCTTGTATATACATTTCTATTGCCGCCGCATGCGCTTGTTTAATATCTTCACTTGAGTTTGGTATACCTCCTACTTCTTTTTCTGCCACAGACAATTTGTTCCAAACTTTATCAGGTCTATTCATACTAAACCCTCTATAACCTCTACGTCTTAAATAATACAATAATCTAGGCTTATTGTTTTCAGCAAGTATTGGCATGCTATAAAACACCAATGCCATTAATACATCTTCAAAAAACATTTCAGCGGTTGGTGGTCTTGACAAGTATTCTAAAAAAAAACTATTTGCCGGAGCGTCTTCCATGCTAAATTTTGTTAAACCATGCAAAGCTCCTTTAGAACCACCGCCGTCAACAGTTCCTGATATATCATATGAATCACAACCAAACGCCCCCATGTGTTCATTACCAGGATATTTTATACCGTTTTTAAGTATTACTCTATTTTGTAATTGTTGAGGTGGTACCCAACTAACTTTAAATCTACCTTTTTGATCTGGGTAAAATATAACTTGAGAATCTTTTACACCATTAACCCATTGAAAATTACCAGTTGTAATTCCAAGAGTTCTAGACATTTCTTCGTTATAATCTATTTGTTCGTATATTTTAACTAAGTTAAATATACTATTTTTTGTTTCATCTCTAAACGCGTGTTCTTCAGTTCTTGGAAACTGTCTATAAAACTCGTTTAAAGCATCTTGATCGTCTTTAAGACCATCTACTTCGTTTTGCCAATTATCTATTACACCTACATCTATTAATTCACCATCTGGGGCGAGCACATTGACGTCAGGAGTAGTGAATACTGGAATTCCGTACTCGTCAATAAATCCCTCATAGTTCCATTCCATTGGGATAAACAAAGAGTATAAACCAGATTTTGTCTGGCCATTTCTATTTCTTTTAGTGACATCACTTGCATTATATAATTTTTTGAAGTTATCTCCACCTTTATCTAGGGCATTAGAAGTTGACCCCATCATACATTTACCAACTATTCTACTACCTAACCTTAAACAAGTTTTAGTTACTCGCCAGTTGTTTAATATATTATCAGGTCTTTCCCACTTACCACTTTCATCGTGTACTAATAGGTTTAACTTTTCACCGTCATAACTGTTATCACCTGTGTTTTTCCAGTCAATAGTTGTATCAAGTCCCTGTATGTCTTCTAACTTTTCGTTAGCAGTTATTTTTTTTCTTGTAAACTTACTTGCTGGCACTCTATATGCAAGCTCTGACTTTGGCCTATCCATACCATCTTGTATTGGTTTAAAGAAAAATGGATAGTTTATACTAATGGGTACTACTTTGTCTGTAAACATTTTTTTAGCATCAGCACCAGTTTTAGAAAGTATACCGTATCTACTATCACTAGATATAGTTGCTAAGTTAACAGTTTCTGCTGATGACATAAAAGAAAATCCAGATCTTCTGTTTTTTAGATAACACATACCATAACATCTTTTATCCGCTTTACATGCCTCCCAAAATATATAAAACAATCTATTTGCTTCTCTAAAATCAGGAGCACCTACATCAATTTTACTCCACTGTAAATACATATAATGCGTACCTGTTATGTAAGTAGGTTGATTATTATTCATAAACCAAAAACCTTCTTCTCTACGCTTAAATTCTTCGTCTATATAATCAAACCACTGTTCTTTTTGTTCTTCTGGATAACCTTTCCAGTCAAATATATTTTTTAATCTACTTAACTCTTTTGGGTATTCTATTTTTTGCCACTTGTTTTTGGGGTGCATGTACACTGATTTCGGTTCAGCCGGCAACCCAATTCGCAAATTTTGTATCTCCACCACTTGTCCAATTTTACCAGTTTTAGAGATAACCACGATATCATGTTCTTTATTATATCCATATTTCCATTTTTTAGATTTATTAAGACGACTAATAGTCGTTTTTTTAATAGGTTTTATTATTTTAACTAAACTTTGCTCGTACATTACTTAGATCTGCCTTCTGCGAATCCTTTAAAGACTTTTTCCTTTCTCTCTTCAGGTGCTTTGCCCTCAAGCAAGTTTTCTTCTTCTTGGATTCTGTTAAGTATTTCAAATGCGTCAAATATAGCTAGTTTTTTAGTAGCTGCTGCGTTCTTTAATCTATCAGCCGATATATCATCGTCTGAATCAACTATAGGTTCTTTAGCTACTTTAATTAACTCGTCTACAGCTTTACGCCCAGCTTGGATTATATTCTTCTTCGTTTCCTTGGTATTCATATTTAATTGTAATAAAATTTGATAAAACTCGATATAGTCTTTGACCATCAACAACAAACTCGTACTCGCTGCTTGGTCTAAACCCTACTAAATCACCAACATTAACCGTGCCATCTGAGTATTTAACAATACCTTGTAGTGGTCTTTCAGATTCAACGTTAAATTTATTTATAGCTTTTAAAGGTTTTATAAAACAATAACCTTTTGGCGCTTTCCATTGTTTATTTTTTTTATATAAAAATATTTGATCATAATTTATAAGATAAGTGTTTTCATTAAAATAGCTTTTACTATTTTTCTCAACACCTTTCACGTTATGCCATCTTCTAAAAACATTGTGATGTACTATAACTGTATCACCTGGTTTTATATCTGTATCACCAACTATTGGCGTTGATATAACAATAGCTTCTCTATTCACATATTGATGATTAAAGATTTCAGTATTAAGTATTAATTCTGAATCTCCAACCTTCTTTTTGTTGTTATATCTTTCTCCTTTTGGCTTTACAACAAAATTATAAACGCTTTTCATCTTTTTTTCCAATTCCCAGCTGCAAAATCAGAGGCCTCTTTTTCTGTATCAAATCTATATACTTCACCTTTTTCTTTAGCTTCTTTAAAACCACCTTCAGACCACATACCGCTGTCATCTTGAAATAAAGTTGGGAAAGCCACATACTTACCGTCAGATTCACCATAAGCCATTAAATGTGTTGATGGTTCGTGTCCTTCAAACATAGGTTTATCAGACATTTTAAACTCATCACCTTTAACATAGTTTGGGTTTGGAACTTCTTTACCGTCTACTTTTATAGTTGGTTTTGGACCTACATAAACACTACCATCTCTAGGTTTTGGTTTTTGTTTAAACAAAGATCTTTTTCTTCTTTTACCGTATATTCTATCTCGTCTATTCATATTAGTATTCTAAGTTATATTCTATAGATACAGCCATGTTTTTATTAAAGTCTTTCCAAGGTAAAACATCTTTCTTTTTTTTAATATAAATAGAATACTTGTCTTCTTCTTCTAATATATCACAAATAGTATGTCCACCATACACTTCTTGTCCAACGGCATAATGCATGGCGTCATTCTTATAATCTTTACCTATTGAAATTTTACGAATTAACTTTGCCATTTTCTTTGGGATAATTAATCGCTCCAGTTTGAATATCTATGTCAAACGTACCATATTCTTTTTCAAATTCTTTTTGCAATAGTTTTAATTCGTCTCTAAGTCCCGCTATACCATGTAACAAATCGTGTTTTCTTAACTCCATAGTACCTAGTTCTAGCTGAGATCTATTCATGCTATTAACAGACTCTTGAACTTTTTTTAATTGTTCATCAGTTATTTTTTCTGGTTTGAGGTCCAGAACCTTTTCTTTTTTTGCCATTTTATTTAATTTAAATTAATTTTATTTTATTGACCTTCTATGTAGTCAAATATTTCTTTTCTATCTCCTGAGCTAGCAGCAGTACCATCCCATATAAGTACATCTTTAAAAAATCCTATAAAATTAGTACCTTCGTCAAAAGATGCCCCTATGTCACTTATTGTTATTTCACCGGCATCTGTTAGTTGACTACCCATTTGTGTTCCCGTAGTAGTACCGTTTAGAGATTCGTTTCCTCTAATAAACACGTTTAAATTTCCTGTAGAACCATCACTTCTAACAATAATAATTGTAAAGTACTCATCGGTAGCTATAGTTCCACTTGCTAAAGCAAAGTCTCTATTTGTATTGTTTACTTTAGCCCTTAAAGTAGTATTGTTATTTAATCTTAAAAACTCAGTAGCTGCGCTACCCATAAGACCACGAGGAGAACTTAAATCAGTAGCTTTAAATCTTACAGCTATTGTAAAATCTGTGTTTGCATCTAAAACAACGTTTGCAGAAAGATCCATAAATTTAATTTGATTATGGAATTTTACACCACCAACGTCTGCTGCGTCTGTTTCCCAAAGAGGCTTGTCACCTGTAGTTGTTTGTACTGCATTTATACTAGTAGAACCAAAAGCGTTCCAAGCATTAATTTTATCTTCATCTGCCATATTTCCAGCCGCTGTGCTATGAGTAACAGAGCTAGAACTAGAATCTTGATCAGCTGTAATATTTTGATTAAACTTTAGCCACAACGTTAAGTTTGATAAACTTGCTGGTGTCCACCCTAGCGGCGCACCACTTATTATACTACTTCCTAATCCTAACATTATTTACCGAAATACGCGATTACTGAACCACTAGCTAAATTTATTTTTTCCCATCTACCGTAGATAGTAACTCCTTTTGGTATTGTATCTGAAGCATCCATTTCTAAACCACCATGACCTTGTTTAGCTAAACCATCTAGTTCAAAAAAGAATAAACTTTCAGGACCACTACTTGCGACATTACCAGCGTGATCAACCGCTACATCTGGAGAACTTGATTTTGCTATAACTAAACCTTCCGCAGTTGTTGTGCCATCATGACTTAAAACTACATAAGGATCTGTTGAAGAATATGGACATAAGGTAGCTGATTGTATTATCATACCTTTTTTAATCTTAGTAGACGCTTGTGATAAAGTTATCTCTCCAGTATCATGATCAGAGTTACCGTTGTTATTATGCCCCGTTATAACTGCGCCATCTGTATGTACAACATCACCAAACCCATGAGCTTCGTGCTCTGTATTAACCCATCCATATCTAACAGCACCAGCTTTAGTAGCAGGAGAAACTTCTTCTGCAACTAAACCGCCAGACGCATCAAATGTAGTATCAAGCAAAGCTGTAATCGCTACTATCTTTAACCCATGTGGCGGGCGTAAATCAATACTTGTAGAGTCTGTTATAGCACTACCAAATTGTCCAAAGCCATAAGAGACTTCTGTTGAATTTATTCCCATAATTTTATTTTTTTACTTTTTCAAATGATCGACCACCAAAATAAGCACCGATCACAGTTATTAATACTAATTGCAATAAGTCAGTCCATTTTTGTTCTACCACAAAGTTAATAGCACCTGCATCTATAAATATTAATAGTACAGTTGATATTACTAAAAATGCTAAAACTAATGGTCTGATGTTTTTAGATAACCATGAATCTGACTTCATGTCTGCCTGCCATCTAGAAGTTATTTCTTTTTCCATTT